GTGTCGGGCATAGGTTCGTCTCGTTGGTGATTGGTCCGGCCTCACATGCGCGTGCGATCCGCCTATGAGCAAGGAGGCAGGCATGGGGCCGGAAGAGGTTTGCCGTGAGGCGAATAAAAATCCGCGCGATTTGTGCGTGCAGGCAGAGGCATGGCGGATGTATTGCTGGATTGGGCGCATGGTGGCGAGCCATTCAAACGGCCTTTAGCGCCCGAAACTGAGGCACAAAAAAGCCCGACTCATTGGCCGGGCTCTTCTGAAGCGGTAAAACCGCAATAATTTTGCTGCCTGCGCAATTTAGGCAGACTACAAGTAATTAATACCCGTTTTATGGGATGGCGTCAACTTTTTAGTGCAGCCAATGCGCCACGTATCCCCCCATCTATCGCCCCATCCACCACGGACAGCACCCGATCATCAGCCCTAAACCACTCTCCGTGGGCTCGGCTATCTGCTAGCTGCTTATGCAGGTAAGGCTCGATGGCCTGATGGGCCCGCATGGAGGTCAGCAGTTTCAACTCGCACGGGGATTGAGTTTGGAGCGCCATCAATCGCTTTCTGACGTTTTTGGCTCTACCAATCTTAATTAACAGCGATTCGGTAGCTAGCACGAAGTACACGTTGGTCATCGACTTCGCAGCCCTTACTAGCCGCATCTTGTCGTATTGCGACAGGTCCTGGCGGATACCTTGATTCAACTGCTCTTCGAAGCGCATGAGATCTTCAAGGTCAGTGATCATTTCCTCCCGATATCCGGTAAGCGGCTGGTAAGGAGGCAGTGGAATAAGCGGGTCCGACCAATTGTTCTGCTCCAAGGCAATTGCACCCAAGTAGAGATCAGGCAGCTTCACGGTGATAGGTCCTCATGAAATCAGAGAGATATTTGCGCAGGATCGCTTTGTCGATGGACATGTCTCTCCATAGGTAGACGCGCTTGATGGTCTTCCGAACGCTATCCTCGCAACGAGCTATGGCCATATCGACGGCCAGTCCCGTCTCATCGTCAAGGCAAGCGCCGAGCGATGCCGTCGGCTTTTCGAGACTGGTCCCGACAAATTCACTCTTGACCCACCGCGCCCACTCGGTGAGCAGGAAATCGGCATAGAAGAAGTCGCCTTCTGAAATCATGCTGCTACCCCTCTGATCTGGACGCGTACTGCGCCGCCCTTGGTTGTTTCGTCGCTGATGCTGATCTGTGTAACGAATCGGTTGTCATCGATGCCCAGCGCGTCGGCAAGGCCATCCCTGCCAGCCTTCATGCTGCTGAGAAGATTGTCATCGTCCCTACGCCTGCGATCTGGCGGCACGAACTCCAGGATCAACAGCATTTTCCCCTCAGGCGCGACGATACCGGCCTGCTTGCACAGCACATGGCAGGCTGTTCGGTAGTTCTTGGCGATCTTGCTGCGCTTGGCCCAGTGGATCCTTGAGTTGGGCGAAAGCTCTTTCGGTGGCCAGGGAAGCTCAAGCATCTACTCCCCCTCGCCTTCAGCGCTTGCACAACGGCAAGTCGAGCACTCTCCGGAACAGCCGCCAGCAGTACGTTGCCCTGCCGCTGCTTCTCCGGCCCCTTGAGGTCGCGCACCTTCCATCGGATCAGGCAGGCCTGTTTGTCCGCTTCGATCAGCGCCCGATCCGCTGGCGGCAATAAGGCCAGATTCGATGAGCCATTCACGGCCAACGCCCTCGTAGTGCTCGCCGTCATTTCCGTTCTGCCCCACTACGTCGATGCGCGAGATCTTCATGCCAGCTCCGCCTTCTCGGCCTCGGTGCGGCAGTCGATGGTGTTCTGCTGGCCGAATGTCGCTTCGTCCTCGCTGATCATCTGCAACCGGCGTGCGGCGCTGTCGGCAATGTCCTGCCAGTCGCGGCGCAGATCCTTGTGGCCGCGCTTTCCGGTGGCGAACGCCTTCTTGAAAACGTGCTGAGCCACAGGGCAAGTGATGCCGATCAATTCGATCAGGCGGTACACGTCCACTCGGTCATAGGCGGAAACGTCGATGAAGTAGTGTTCGTGGCTCATTGCGGCTTCCTCGTTGCTCTGTTGTTTGCGATCAGTGGTATCTGGCCGGGCTTTAGCGGCCATGGGTGTTCCTTGCGGCAGTCGTGGCAGTACAGGGTCTGCCGTAGGCTGTAGCCGGTTGTCTTGTGGGTGGCGTCTACGGGGCAGGTCTTCATGCGGCCTGCTCCAGTCCGATCAATTTCATGACCCGCGCCGGCAGCGTCAGGCCCATATCAAGCAACTGGAGGGCGCAGTCGCGGATGAGTGTTTCCTGCTTCCCATAGGCCAGCTCGAAGCGGGCTTTGTATGGGTGAACAGCGATGAGGCCCGGGGCGCCGTAACCGTCTTGGTGATGGCCGGCGCACAGCGGGAGGACGAGCCAGTGCGCGTCGGGCTTGGTGCGGCCGTCGACGTGGTGAATGCTCACAACGTGGTTGCGCTGATGGCCTGCCGTGTCGCGATGGCAGGCAATGCAGCCGATGTGCTGGGCCAGCAGATCGTGGTAGCGCTTCTGCTCGGCAGAGGGTGTGCGTCCTTTCATCAGTAGCTCACCCCGAACCAGAACTTCCCAATGCGGACGTAGCAGTGGTGCCCGTCGTAGTACATCGGCTTGCAGTAGAAGAAAGGCTCGTCCGCTTTGTCGCCCCAGGCCGAATCCCAGCCGGCATCCCAGTCGCCGTAACGAAGAGCCCACCAGATGTGATTGATGGTTTTCATGCGCCGTACCCCTTCCGCTCTGCCCTCTGGTTGGCCTGCTCCGTGCGATACAGCTCGATTCGCAGCTGAGCCACACCGATCTGTGTCTTCAGGTACTCCTCGCGCTCTACGGCCACCTTGAGGCCGTCCAGCAGCCCTAGGTAATCCGGGTGCGCGTAGGCGAATGCCTCACGCTCGGCGATGGTCTTGATTCCTTCCCGCTCGGCCTCCTGCATGAGGATGGCTTTCTTGCTCTTGCGGAACTGCTCCAGGTACACGCGGTTAGCCTTGGCCTCGGCGTGGTCCTGCGCGCGGTCGCGGATGAAGGTCAGCGGGCGTTCGATCTGCTCATCCATTTACGCGGCCTCCTTCAAAGCTGGCAGCGAGCTCAACGAATGCTGCGTAAGCCACTGCTGCCACTTGCCCGTTTCCAGAGGCGCGGTATCGGTCCACCCTTCCGGCCATCCCATCAGCCACTCGTGTATTGCCGGGCTCGGACGCCCAAACACTCGCCGGAACTCGCGCGCGGCCGGCCACTTCTGCATTGAATCGGCGCAGTAGTTCGCCTTGGTCGTCGGCGTGTGCAAGTAGCCAGTAGCGCTGCCGAACGTGGTCAGCGCCCAGGTCTGCCGCGGACAGGGGAAGCATTCGGACTTGGTAACCCATGCGAACGAGGTCACGTCCGGCTTCTTCGATTGCTCGCTCGGCGACGTTTTCGGCGAAGACAAGCCGGGGAGCGACATCTGCCACGATCCGGCGCATCTCCGGCCAAAGGTTTTCAGCGTTGTTGCGTCCAGAAGCGGCAGAGCTGAAGGCCTGGCAGGGAAACCCTCCAGATACGAGGTCAACAATTCCGCGCCACGGTAGGCCGTCAAACGTTCGAACGTCATCCCAGATTGGGAACGGCGGGAGAGCCCCATCGTTTTGTCGCTGGACCAGTACCCGCTGACAGTGCTCGTCGTGCTCGACAGCGCAGACAGGAGTGATGCCGAGCAGGTGGCTTGCGAGCAGGCCGCCACCAGCTCCCGCGAAAAGAGCCAGCTCATTCATACGGCCCTCGCTTCACGGATGGACTGGCACTCAACGCAGCACACCGCCGACGGATAGGCCTCACGCCGAGCGCGGGGTATCTCAATGCCGCACTCCTCGCATTCCTCAGCGCCCTGCCCCTGCAGCCGCTCCCGCACAGCAGCAACGCCGTGCATCTCGCTAAGCATCTGTTGAGCGCTGGCCTTGTCGGCTGGATCTGGAGCGGTGCGGGCCTGCTCGTAGGCTTCGGTGATTTCCATGTAGTCGGTCATCGCTTAGCCCCCAATGCGCGCTTAACCGCGCCATTCATCTGCACCAATCGGTAGTCGTTGCCGCGCTTCATGCGCACAACGGTGTTTTCTTCCTGATCCACGGCGAAACCGTCTGCCTTGAGCTGATCGACGATTACCCGCTGGGGCAGGGTCATTGAGTGGGAGCGGTTCATGCTTTGGCCTCCCTGGACAGCGCGCAGAATCGAATGCTGTTGTAGCAACGCCCATCTGCGTCACACATCATCAAGACCGGCTGCGGAACAGCCGCCTCGCAAAATCGGACGTAATCCTGATCCAGCGTGACGTTCATCCCGCCGTCGAAGACGTGGACGCGTATTACGCCAGCGACAAGCGGGTCACCGAGCAGCGTGTCGATCAGGTCAAGCGCCGCCCAGGCCTTTAGAAACTGGTCGTCGGTCATATCGGATATAGCGCCGTCGTAGGCATCGCTTTTGAAATGCACCTCCGCGCCTATGGCATCCACGTATCGCTGACCCAATGTCATGCGCTTGGCCAGATGGGCGCCCATGCTGATTACGTTGCTCATGCCGAGGCTCCCTTCACGATGCTGCGCAGGCGATCAAGCGCGCTGCGGCCGACTTCCTCTGTCCGAACGCTGACTGTCTCCGGGAGGGCCAGCGGTATTTCCCGCAGCGGCTCGCCGGTCATGACCATGCGGACGGTGATGGCGTAGTTGCGGTCGAACAGCTTGCGGCTGCGCTCTTCGGGCATGTTGGCCAGCTCGTAGAAGCCGGTTTCGCAGGCGGCGTGATGGACCGCAGGGTGAGACCAGTTACGATCAGCTGCTGGATGGGCATTGGCGCATGCTTCGCGATATGCCTTGGCAGCATCCGGCAGGCCAAGCATTTCCGGGGTCGGCTCACACCAGCGGATGAAGCGGCCAACGCTCGGGGCAAAGTCGCCTCCCGACTTACGGCACTGCTCGATACCAAAGCGGATCTGCTCGATGGTGTTGATGCCTGCTGCCATGAAGCCCTTGATCCAAGACTTCTTTGCCGCGGTCAGTGCCTCGTCGTTCGGCCAGGCCTGCTTCCAGGCTGGGAAGATGGACTGCAGCTCGACGAAGAGCTTGTTGACCACGCTGGCGGTGCCTTGGTCGATAGCGCGCGGCGCGGCTACCGGCTCAGCAATGGCGGCGCGGTTCCCGCTGCTAGCGGATGGGATAAGATCCTTGACGTTGCGCTCGGCATCGGGATTGATCTTCGCGAAGGCCTTGCGGGCGTTGTCCTTGGCGGTCTTGCGCGGGTACAGCTTCCAGAAGGTTTCGAAGGCAGCCTCGGTGTTAGCCTTTTGAGGCCCTGATTCGGCCTGCTGCTCTTCCTCCGCGACTTCATCGGTCTCGGCAGGCAGAGTGCTCGGCGCTTCGCGGCGGTGCGGGTTCTGGTGCTTGGCCCACTTGACGATCTGGATGATCTTCTTGCCGGCGCGCTCATAGCGGCTGATGAATCCGTATGCGGCCAGGCCGTCCAGCATCTGCTCGACTTCCACGTCGTCAGCCGGAAAGAGTGCGTTCTTCAGCTTCTTCGGGCGGTCTTCGAGGCGGCCTTCCTTATCAGCTTCAGTCCAGAGGCCGATGAAGAACAGGCGAGTGGCAAAGTCCAGCTCTTGCAGGTCTTCGTTCTGGAAGAAACCTGGCTTGATGTTCCGGGATCTGGCCATCATGCGGCCTCCTGCATGGTGTGCGACGCCCACAAGCCAGCAATCCACTGGACGCCTTTAGGCGTGAAGCGGGCTTGCGCGAAGGCGTGGTTATTGCGCTCAGACGTTCCGGTCTTAACCTCGAAACGGCCGGCGTCGATGTGGTTCTGATACGGGGTCATCACGCCGTTTAGGCGGTACATGACATGGCCGTTGATGAGCAGCTGACGCAGCACGCGCTCATTGGCCTTGAGCAGCTTGGCCACCTGGCGGAAGGTCAGGGTTCCGTTGTTCTCGACGTAGCGGTCGACGAACTCAACCTTCGGCGCGGCGATGGCAAGGGCCTGTTGTGCGATGGTCCGCAGCTCATATTGCTCTGCCCATGCGCGGGCCGACTCTGCCGGGTTTGTGAAGTCTGGCAGCTGTACGCGATTCGCCGACTCCAGTTCCTGCCAGCGGTCAACGAGCCGAGCAGTGAATTCCGGCGAAAGCTGAGCGACCACGATGATGCTGTCGCGCTTGCCCTGGTCTCCGGAAAAAACATACTCAGCAGACGGGCGGCCAGCCGTTGCCTTTTCCACCAGCGGTGGTAAAGCGATGACGCCGCGCTCAGCCAGTCGCTCGACTGTACGGCGCACGCTGTCATGACGAGAGTCGACCAGCTCAGCAATCTCGCGACTGCTCATGGTCAGGGTCTTGCAATTTGGTAGTAGGTTCGGCATTATTTGCTCCAGCTCTAGCGTTGTTGAAGAACCCACCCTGTCCGGTGGGTTTTTTATTGCCCTTTTTTCGGCCCCTTTTTAGGGCCTGCCCTTCTCCGAAACGGCTGCACCTTGCCGGTGTTGCCTTTCGGCTCAGTGATCTTCCGCAGTTGATCCCTGATCAGCTCGCCACCCAGGTCTTCTGGCGACTTGCCTTCCTGCTTTGCTAGCTCCTGCAATGCGCGCTGAAAGCGCTCATCAAGAGCGACATCTTGTTCAGCCACGAGGCCTCCCGAGGGCCTTCAGGCCGTCTGTTCAACTTCGGTATCCTCAAGGCGCGAAAGCATGTCCCGCAGGCTGGCTTCCAACAGCTCGCGAGCCAGTACGGCTTTCTGGGTGCGATGGAATTTCGCCAGCGACTGAAGGAGCTCGTCGGTGTCTTCGTCGAGACGAACCTTCGTGATGTGGTCACGCAAATGTTTGGGGTCGTGATACATGGCTGATTTCCTTTTCTGGTTACGCTGCACGCCTGGCTTGGGATGGAAACGGCTTGAGCTCTTGAGCCGTCATGGAGCCGTCGCGACTCACGGTCACAACGATCTCCCGCTCTGCATTCAGGGCCTTGCTGATGGCCGCCGGGCTGACGCCCAAAGCCTTCGCTACGGCTGCCTGACCCTTCTCGGCAACGAGGTCTGGCAATGGTTTTTTCTTCATTCCGGCATCTCTATTTGGTGAACCTGAGCGAATCTTAACCGCCGGTTAGGAAGATTGCAACACCGCCGGTTGGCGCGAGAAATTAACGAACGGTTTAAATTGCGCGCATGAGCAGAAAGAAAGAGTTGTCGCCAGAACAGAGGGCCGAGTGCGAAGCGGCCAAGGCCCTGTTCATGTCGAAGAAAGGCCCGCTCGGGTTGACGCAGGCAAAGCTGGCCGATGCCGCAGAGATATCGCCGGCAGCCGTCGCCATGTACCTGAACGGCACCAATCCGCTGAATGCGCGGTTCGCATCGGTCCTGAGCATCATGATCGATGAGCCCGTTGATCGGTTCAGCCCACGCTTGGCCGCCGAGCTTTCATCAATGGCGCAGGCTGCAAAGGTCAGCTATCAGATCGATAGCACTACCCGCGACCTCAAGGTCAGCGAGCAATCGTCAGGCCCTGGGCATTCTCCCAGCGAAAACGATTACGCCTTGATACCGCAGTACGATGCCCGCGGCGCCTGCGGTGATGGAGCACTGAATGATCACGTCGAAGTCACTGGCGGACTGGCATTCAAGCGAGACTGGCTTCGCCGTATGGGCGCCAAGCCGCAGCACCTGTTCGTTATCTATGCCAGCGGTAGCAGCATGGAGCCGTACATTTTCGAAGGCGACGTCGTGCTGTTCGATAGCGCAGACACCATTCCTCGTGACCGCCAGGTGTATGCGATCCGGCGACCAGACGGCAGCTTGAGCATCAAGCGCATGGCGCAGCAGATATCTGGCAGCTGGCTGATTCGCAGCGATAACCCGGACAAGGCTCGCTATCCAGACGAGGAAGTCTCTGCCGCCTCAATGGCCGAGGTCCCTATCATGGGTCGCGTGATCTGGCGTGGCGGAGCAATGGCATGAGCGGCCACATCGTGGCGCCGAGCAAGGTTATGGTTTGAGGGAGCTTCAATGAGTTATACCGAGCGCGACCCACTGGCCGGCCCGGTCAGCGAAGAAGATTTGACCTTTAGACTGTCCCAGCTCATGGAGTACTTGGCAGCGAAAGGCCGAACGACACAATGCCCGCTGTGCTCGCATAATGGCGGCTGGATCTTTCATACGGCTGAAGGTAGTGCGGACGATGACCCGAACGTTCTCATCTTCAAGCACCAGAACTCGTCCGAGGAAGGGACTTTTACCCCGGCCGCGCTAATGGAATGCCCTCAGTGTGGCTTCATGCCGAGTGTGAGCTTGTTCGGGGTTATGCACTACTTCAAGGAAAAGAAGAATGGCTGATTTGCGCCTTGTTCACCCCAAGCGAGACTGGACGAAAGGCCGGGGGCCGACCGATACTGGTGGCAACCCCCCTGGAGGTGATGACTTGGAAAGGCGCGTTGAGGCACTAGAGAAGATCAGCACGGAATCCCGTGAGCGCCTCATACGGATTGAGGAAAAGCTGGGCGCGCTGGAAAAGCACGGCGCAACGAAGGCTGATATTGAATCCATCAAGGCAGAACTGGGCACCAAGATCGAAGCCATGGGCAGAACCATGATCCAGTGGTCGATTGGCACAGCTGTTGTTCTCGCAGGCATAGCCTTCACCGCGGCGCGTTTTATTCCAGGCGGATAAGCCTCCTTGGCAATCCACAATCCCCGCACCACGCGGGGCTTTTTGTATCTGCAAAACCCTTCTATCTCGCCCCTTCCAGCCAATGTACGGGCCTAGGCATGTCCTAGGCCATGTCGAGCCCGGCTGATTCCTGATTCCTGATTCCTGATTCCTGATTCCTGATTCCTGATTCCTGATTCCCT